ATGATTTCGCCTTTGATCCCTTCCTTGCTTAGATTCTTAAAGTTTTTGTAAGTGTTGATAGACTTGATAGCTGTACCTAAGAAACCGCCAAGGCTGCTAAATGCAACACCGCTTGATACATCTCCGAAGATCTGCTCCATTCCGTCAAGTGTACCGCCTTCTCCTAACAGATTAGCAACACCGCCGCCTTGTACAGACAACGGACTAGGCACCGTATCGTAGTGTAATGTTGCAAAACCTTTAGGATTATTGAATGTTACAGTACCGCCAGTATATTGTACTGATTCGTAACTGACGTTCATAGTATTTTCTAAAAACTCCCCAGCAGAATAATCTAGGTTACCATGCTGCCAGCTGGTTATTCTAGGGTTGATTAATGTATATCCTAGGAATCTTTTACGACTCATTGTGTAGATACTGATTGATTTAAACAGATCTACTGACTTATTATTGTCCAGACCGTACCTAAAGTTATCTAATGCATCTATCTTTGCACCTCTGAGGTGTGTTGCAGAGTATGCTTGATTAGGGTTATGGCGATCTGCAAAGTATGTTCCATAATATATTGCCCATAACGCATTGGTAATGCCGGCATTGTCATCATGGAATACAAAGTTTACAGGATCGTAGTTTATATTTTTGTAGACTATCTTTTTTCTGTTGTACTGATTTTTAGTAGTAAAGTCGATTGTAAACTTCGGAAGGTCGCATCGCTTGACCAGCATACCAACTTCGTTAACATGGCGTTGAGAAAACATCGGGGCTTGGTGTGCAGTTGGATCTATTTCAAATCTTACATAGTATAAAAACTTGGTTCTAGGAGCCAGACGATAGGTATCGTCAACAAACATGCGAGTAGCATGTTGGAAGTTGCCCATAACTCCTTTAGGATTTATGATGCCTTGTCCTACTTGTTTGAGGAAGCGAGTGAATTTATTTGCCATACAAATATTTACCTACAAAAAAACCCAGGGATTGCCTGGGTTTCTTGTTATCTAATCTAGATTAAGTTGATGAACCTTGACCAGTTGTTAACTCGCCTAGTGTTCTACCAACAGTTGTACCAACACCAATAGTACCAGCTGTATGAACAGCGTTATCATAAGTGATAGTTAACGCTACTGTAGCAACTTCGTTAGTTCCGTAGTTCAAATCACCATAGCTTGCATTTTGAATAAAGCAACCATAGCACTCAAATGTTTCTAGAACTGCTGGATCATTTGCACCGTTGCCACCGTCTAGGATTTCAATACGAGTAGTAAACTTGTAGTCGATACCTGAACGAGCACTTGCTTGTTCCATGAAGTCAAACTGTTTCTGGATCTGTTGACCAACTAACTTAGTAACGTTGCCGTTAGCATCGTCACGTAGGTTAAGCGTGATGTTTTCCCAGTTGTACTTACCAGCTAGTTTGATCTTTGAGTTGTAAATGTCGATTGGCATTTCTTCAAAGCTAACTGTAGGACGAGTAACATCACTAACCTGCTTGGTTAGTTCGGTGCTGGCTTCAACACCAAATCCCAAAAGTATCACTCTAAAGCGATACTTTAGTTTAGGCATCAACAAGCCTTGGTTAGCAACACCTGCTGCTGGCTTGATTGAGTAGTTGTTTAACGATGTGATAGCCATTTATTAAATCTCCCCTGTATTCTTAATACGCAATGGAATGTAGATAAACTCGATCGACTTAACTGGCTCAATCGCAATATCAACATATAGTTCGTTACGGTCAACTCTGCTTGGTGTGTTATTTGTTTCATCACAAACCACAGCAAAGTCATAGATAGCACGTAAACCTACTAGTTCTAACAATAGACTTTCGACTGCACCTTTGATTTCATCTCTAGTGATCTTATCGTTAGGTTCGAACAAGTATGGACGAGCCAACTTAGCTAACTGACTACGTAGATATACTGTTAGACGTGCAACGTTTACTCTGTCTAATGCAGAAGCGTTTCTTGCACGAGTCTTCTGACCGAAAGCAACTAGACCAACTCCAACAAAGAATGGGATTGGGTTAACTTTCAAATCATACAATACATCACGTGTACCTTCATTTAGTGCAACAGTCTGGAATTCACCAGTTGCTGCATCAATGTATCCAACTGATGTTGCGTTGGTAATACCACCGCGTCTTGTACCAGCTGGTGCAAACCATGGATAGCTAACTTGATCGCTTAGAGCGATTGTGCGCAACATCATGTGTGATGCTGGAACAACTGCATTAGAACCACCTAGGTCTGTTGTAAATCCGTTTGGATAGTAAACTGCTGCATACTCGTCGTAGCTTACAATACCTTCGTCACCGTTGTCTGTAACTAACTCTGCGTTAGTACCCCAGTTTACAAGGCTTGTAGCATCGCTTGGTAAGCGTAGTGGTGTGTCACCGATAACAAACGCTGTCAAGCCACGATCAATGTTTAGGTTGATCAAGTTGCTTAGTGCTTCTGGATATCCAGGAGCTGCAATAATGTTAAAGTTGCGGCGTTCTTCGTCACGGATTTCAGAGCTTGTATCGATTACAGACTTAACTGCTGATACAACAACCTTACGTTGTGCTTTACGTCCGAATGAACCAGAACCGTCTTCGTTGTTAGCACTAGCTGTTACCCAACGTGCAACTGCATAGTCTGCCATGCTTTCGCCTGGTGCTGCACCGAAACGTGGATTATCAGCAGTTGTATCAATGTAGTTTGATACATAACGCTTAACGTTACCACCGCTTCTACGTAGGTTCCATAACAACATACCACGTGGATATAAGTCTGGGTCTGGAGCATCTGGATCTAGGTAATCACTAGTTAATAGTGTAGAAATCAATGCTGCTTGATCACCAGTTGCACCGCTGCTTCCATAACGTGCATCAGCAAACAATACGCCATCTTCTGTAGTCTGGTCAGTCTTGTCAACTAGTTGCCATGCTAGAGCATCTTCGCTCCAACGATACATTGTTGGGAAGTTTTCCAAATCTGCTGTGCTGATCCATAGGTCGTTGTCAACTAGTGCAGAACCATCGCTTTGTGTCTCAGGTGCTGTTGCAGCAACTTGAGGACCGCTAGGATCTGTATTTGGATATACGTTTAAGTAACCATCCCATGTAGTTCCGTTGTGCGCCAACATATCAACATCACCAAACGCTGGGTTGTACCATAGTTGGTTATCAGCTGGAGCGTCAACTGGATTATCACCAGATGCTTCAAATGCTTCTGAGCTTAATGGGCTCCAGTTAGAAGCAATAAATGTTTCTGTTGCGCCTTCTGGTGCTGCGTATAGGTTTGCAATACCGTCGGTATTTGTGTGCGGATTGTAAGCACCGCTGTTAAACATCTTAGATAGCGGTGTATTTGTTACGTTAGTTAGACGAATATCGCCACCGGCAGTGTGAGTAATCTTAACTCTGTTGTCAGATGTTACAGTAGCAGTTATGTAGTTTGCAATCTCGTTGTTGCTTGAATCAAATCCAAAGCTAGCAGCGTTGATTGCTGTAGCAATATTTCTAGCTACTTCTGCACCGTCAGTTGCACCGTTAAATGTTACGGTTGCTGTTGCATCAACAAGTGCTAATGTACCTGGAACTGACTGCTTGATTGTAAACGAATAGTTATTTGTACCGGCTGTAAATGTTGTTCCTGTAGAACCCAATACATCGGAAGTAACTACAGTACCGCCGGCACTCTTACGACGCCATACACGGAACTGAGCTGTTTCTGGACTTGCATCAAAGCCTGAAGTTTCAGTAGCGTTGTACTGTACAAATACACTGTCAACTGCTAAGTTTACACCACCGCCTGCGCGGTCTAGGTAGTATAGAGCTGAGCTAGTTGTTGCATATAAAGGAGCGTCGATCTGTACCCATGCTGCTGTTGCTGCATTGTACTGCTTAACTCTCCAACGTGCTCCGCTGTTTGGCTCTGTTGTCTTGATCCAAACAGATCCAGTTGCTGCGCCTTCTACAGATTCAGTTAGATCAGATCTCTTAAATGTTGGAACCGATGTGTGTGGACTTTGTTGTAGTTTAGGTCCATAGTAGAAACCTGGAGTAATACCTAAGCTAGACCACTCTGTACCAGATACGTTTTCTAAGTACAGTGCTGCATCAGCGGCTGTGCTGTCGCCGGAGTTACCGTCGGCTGCTGTAGTGCCATCTGTATACAAATACAATCTGTTGTTAACAACGTTTGCGCTTACACCTGGTACGTTAGAGTTAATAACGTTAGCAAGTGCTGATAAAGACGCAAATGTTTGGCTTGGGATAACAGTATTGTTAATGGCGTAAGAACCAGTAAATCCACTTGGGAAGTTGGTAGATGTTACCGCTACTGTTCCTTTAACTGCTGCGTGGCTTGCAGACCAGTTGTTGCTGCCAACTAGCACCCATGTGCCTGGCTCAACAGTGTCACCATTACCTGCGGACTTGTAATAGACTTTTGCATTTTCTTTAGCATCACTACCAGTTTCAAATACAACTGCATAATCGCCAATGCTTCCAATGGAAGATCTTGGTTCGTTTGCGCTGATATTTAAAGAGTCTGCATCGGTTAAGACCAATGGAGTCTTTGCTGTAAACTTCTGGCCGCCTGCATCTCTGCTAGCAGAGTTCCATTCTTGGATGCCCCATGTTGTAGCAGTTGTATCTACCCACCATGTTCCGTCTGCAGGTGCTGCTCCTGGCTCTTCTGTAGAACCAGCTAGTTGATCTAGGTTAACGTCTGCACGAACTACAAATGCATTGTTACTAACACCTAAGAAACTATAGGCTGCTAACAGACCATATTCGTTACGTTCCCCACCGTGAATCGGTGAACCGCTTGCGGTCTTCTCGAAGAACGGTACACCAAATAGATCTACTAGATCTTTCTGGCTTGTTAATCTAAATGCTTTTCCAGCATTTGCTTGCGTGGTTGCAGAGGCTGTACCAGTGCCTGCTGCGTTCGACTTATCTTGTCCTGTGGCTACAACGATCAACGGAGTTGTACCTGGTTCTGCAGGTGTGTAAAAACTCTCGTCGATTACCGTTACTTGTACGCCTGGTGATGTTAATGCCATTCCCTATTCTCCTGGTAATGTTTTGCTAAAGTATTTAGCGGTATATTGGAAAATAGCAGAGTTATAACCCAGGAAAAAGGGGAAGAAAAGGTTTAAATAAAGTATGAGACCATTGTGCAAGTGCGGTTTACGACCCAAAGCCGTGAACTATAAAAAGAATGATAGGATTTATTATCGTAGCCTATGCGAAGTCTGCATGGCCAACGGATTATATCACGGTATTCCTAGATGGGCTAGGGCTGGATACAAGATGAAAAATCAATGCGACAAATGCGGGTTTAGAAGCCCGCATTTAGAAGTTTTTAGAGTGTTTCATGTAGACGGCAATCTTGACAACTGCCGTTATACAAATCTTAAAACAGTGTGCGCTAACTGCGCTAATATTTTAAGCAAGGAGAATATCAGCTGGAGACAAGGAGATCTTGTTGCTGACTATTAAACTCGTTAACAAGGCCTTCCATATTCATATAAAGCTGACTGATTAATCCGTTGTTATCTACTACAGCATCAAAGTCTGTACCGACCCAGCTGGTTTCACTAGCATGGATCTTCTTCATTTTAAGCTCTTGGACAGCCCAGTTGTGCCCTTGATTGGCTGCAATCGCAGTATCGTACCAATCAGGAAGATTACCTCTTTGAACCCAAAGTATTTTACCGCCCTGTGCTTTGATAGCGGCTATTTCGTTAGGGAATCGGCAATCGCTAACAACTACATGATCTTTACTTGTACGAAGTTTATTTTCTAAGCTAGCAATCCAAATATCGTCGTGGAAGGATTTACGACATACTTCTGTACCCCAGTATTGTAGGACCCAACGGGGAGTTAGTGTAGGCATTGCTAGACGTTCTGCCCACCACGGATCGACTTGCTCTCTCCACTCCCGGGCTTCTTTAGTACGCCCTTCTAGCATTGTTCTGTCCCACCCAAACACTGCTGATACCGCATCTTTTAAAGTTGATGCAAAACTTTCTCTTCTAAACTCGTGAAAATTAACTAGATAATCGGCAATAGTATCTTTACCGCTGCCTATAAATCCGCAGACTCCTATAATCATAATGTCTCCTTACATTGTTACAAGTGTAACAACTTTAGTGCAAGAAAACAACAATCAGTTAACCAATAATGAATGAATATCCAGAGCCGCCGGATACTAGAGTTTCTAGTTCTTTTGTTAGACGTTCAATGTCAGCAGTCGCTTCTGCTTTCATAGCAGCACCGTTTAGACTAGTACCACCACCTGGCCCTGCGATTTGGCTGAACAGCTCACGAGCTTGTCCAAGCATCATCTTACAGTTAGCAAGACTGTAGTCTTTAATCCATTGCCCTGCGTAGGTATCTTCAATGATAGCAAAGTCTGGGCGTGTATTATAGACCCATAACAACACTTCTTCGTCGCTTCTTGGGCGCTGTTGTATAACGATTTTTCGGCTTTGTGGGTGCCATGTGTAGTTAATAAAACTACCAAACATCTTTCCTACAAGTTCTTGATATCCTGAAAACAGCTCGTACGTTGCCAATCCGCCCATGTTGGTTGAGCTTAACAAATAGGTATTTGTGTAGGCTAAGTTAAAGGGTTCAAATACTGTACCACCATTTCCACCGCCGGATCTTGACCCGATACTTCTTCTAAAAATCTGTCGTACTTGCTGTATCTCTTTTGGAAGAATGTATTCGTTTTCATCTTCCTTGAGAGTCAGGTAGGCATAACTTTCTTCTACTGCGTTATCGCTTCTTTGGCGAAATACAGCAAGAGCACGATTTAATGCGGTTTCGTAGTGGATAGGGTCTAGTTCTACATCAATCATGCCGTCACCCAGCATGGTTCTGCAATAATCATAGACTGATTGTTTTGATTGGTCGATTTGGCTCATACAGTATTTATAAATATATGACTATGCCAAGACTCTCACTTTATCGTCCAGAAAAGGGCAACAACTACAAATTTATCGACAAAGCCGTATGGCAGATGTTTCAAGTCGGCGGTACCGATGTATTAGTACACAAGTACCTAGGACCAGGAGCTTCAATTCAGGGCGATACACCGAGCACTCCTTCTTACTCTAGCACAAATCCTACACAAATACAGGATATGTTGTTTTTAGAAAATAGAGATCGAAAATATGATCCAGATGTGTATGTACTTAGGGGTGTATATAATCTGCAGGATACTGATTTTAACCTAAGTCAGTTCGGTCTTTTTCTACAAAACGATACAGTATTCATTACTTTTCATATTAATGATACAGTAGAAAAAGTGGGTCGGAAGATTATTGCCGGCGATGTTGTAGAACTTCCCCATTTAAAAGATGATTTTGCGCTAAACGATTTACAGTTTGCTCTCAAGAGATTTTATGTAATCGAGGAAGTAAATCGTGCTGCGGAGGGATTTAGTGCAACATGGTATCCACACCTATACAGAGCCAAGTGCAAGCCGTTAGTTGACAGCCAAGAGTTTAAAGATATTCTAGACGGACTAGCAGATGAAGATACTGATGTAACTCTTAGAGACATTATGAGTTCTTACGAAAAAGAAATGCAGATTACTCAAGCAGTTCTTGATCAAGCAGAAGCTGATGCTCCAAAGAGCGGGTATGATACTTCGCAGTTGTACAATATAAGAAGCAATACTGCTGGTCTATCTGAAAAATGGTCTAGCGTTAAGACATATTTTAAGGGCGACATTGTTACTTTTGGAGAAAACAAATACGAAGTAGTTCAAGAGGCTACAAATGTGCAACCTCCTAACTCATCGTATTACAAGTTTATTGAAGCTATTAGAGAACTAGATAGTCTAATAGGCTACTTAACAGACGATGCAGCACCACCAAACGGTGCTGTTTACTCTTCCGGTATTGCATTTCCATTAAGTCCAGTTGTTGATCAATATCATCTTAGAACCGATTACATGCCGAGAAGACTATTCAAGTATAACGGCACAAGATGGGTTAAAGTAGAAGACGAGAAACGAATGACAATGAGCAACCTTGGTGGTACAGACGTTGGCGTTGGTGATAGATTTGAAGGCAAGGATAACCGACAAACTCAGAAAACTAGTTTCATTAACAATGACGGTGAGACTGGTCAGGGTGCATTGACATTTGATGTGTTCTACCCAGATGTTGATACTAATACTATTCAAACTTCGTTGGTATTTTCATCAGGCATGTATGCAGAAGTATTCCTTGATGAAAGAAAAACATCGGCGACAGTATCAAGCGGAGCAGGTGGATTAGCATTAATCACACTAGATCAGTTGGCTACTACATCAACTAGAGTGCAGTTTAGACTTTATGCACAGTCTATAAAACAAAAACAAAGTTTAAGTAAAGCTCTTAGACCTCAGGCGGATTAATAATGGACTTTTTTTACGACGGGCAGATTAGAAGATATGTAACTCAGTTTATGAGAATCTTTATAGGATTCAAATATCAGTCTGGTGATGGTACTCAGCAATATATTCCCGTCAGCTATGGCGATATGAGTAGACAGGTTGCAGCGATTATTCGAGACAACTCTGAAAACAAAATGCCTACTGTTCCGAAGATTGCCTGCTATATCACAGGTCTTGAACTCGATAAGACCAGATTATCCGATGCCACGTTTGTTAGCAAGATGAGTGTTAGAGAACGTGCATACGATCAAACTACTGGTTCATATCAAACTTATCAAGGCACAGGCTACACAGTCGAAAGACTCATGCCAACTCCTTTCAAGTTGACCATGAAGGCTGACATTTGGACAAGCAACACCGATCAAAAGCTACAGTTATTAGAGCAGATTACTGTGCTGTTCAATCCAAGTTTAGAAATACAGACAACTGACAACTATCTAGATTGGACAAGTCTAAGCGTTGTTGATTTGGATTCAATCAACTTTAGTTCTAGATCCATTCCACAAGGTGCAGAAAGTGAAATAGACATTTGCTCTATGGAGTTTTCGATGCCTATCTACATTACACCACCAGCTAAGGTTAAGAAGCTAGGCATAGTCAAGAGCGTTATTGCTAACATATTCACTGAGAGTGGTAATGTTCAAGATATTAATACTTTGGTCTATAATCAAAACGAAGCTACTGCAAAGATATTAACTACTATTAACGACTACGAAACCCTATTAATGAAAGGGCCTGTAGGAACTGGTGCATACGACTATTATCTTTCTTTGAGCGAACCGACAAATGATAACTGGAATACTATTTTAGATATTAACGGCGGTGTATCTGCAACAAGTCTAATACATTTTATGCAGCCAACAGGCTTTGAGATCACTGGAACTTTTGCAGTTAACGAACTTGATAATAAAATCCTAGTAGTAACTTTAGACCCAGATACTATTCCAACAAATAATATTACTCCTATTAACAGAATAGTAGATCCGTATAACTTTAATCCTATTAAGTTTTATAATGGCGTTGAAAATATCCCGATAGGAACAAGATTATTAGTGTTAGACAATATCAATGACCCCGATGTAGCTAGAGTAGGAGCAGACGATGCGTGGGTAAACTTAGACAGTGCATATCCTTTTATCAAAGCTAACTCTATTATAGAATGGACTGGGCAGTTTTGGGCTGTTGATTTTGACCCCGATGTCAACGATTCTTCAATACATTATGTTCAGAATCTTACAACTTCGATCCAATATCGATGGGACGGAGAACAGTGGCTCAAGTCATTTGAAGGTGAGTATGCCCCAGGATACTGGAGAATACAGATAGACTAATGATAAGTATCGGTATGCAACAGCGTGCCGGATTATTATTTTTAGCCAAAACTACAGGTCGTGTGCTTCTAATACTAGAAGATTCAAAATGGACTGTACCTACATTTGCAAGAAAAGGGTCTCTCTTAGAAGATGCAGACCCTTTATTAACCTCCTATTGTTCAGGAAGAATAGTTCCTATAGAACTTTATCTCAGCGAAGATAAAGGTTTTGAATATGGAACCTACGTGTGCCTAGTAAACGAAGAGTTTTTAACTCGCTCGGCACCTACTTTATGTTGGAGCAGTTTAGATTTCTTGCCTAAGCAACTACACAACGGTTTAAAAGCCACAATAAATAATCAGCTTATCCGCACTAAAATAGACACTATACTGGAGTTAGAAA